ACCTAATGCAATACCACCACCAACTTTAAATCTTGCAATTTCTAATTCTGAACCACTTGGTGCTGATTTTTCAACAACCAAATCATTGTTTGTTTGTTCTAATCTAAAACCATAACCAACAGTAGTATCAGATGGTTCTATTGATATAGATGACTGACCTAATGTATTACTTCTTGCTCTTTTAAATTGAACTTTTCCTACTGATGTGACACGCATTGTTTCTGTATTTTCTGCTACAGCAAATAAAATGTTTCCATCATCTGTTCTTAATTTTAAATCATCACTTTCAGAACTAATAGCAATACTGTCGTTAGAGCCTGTATTAGCAAAAGTTATAGCTGAAGATGTTCCTGCTGTAGAATTTAAATGTAATAAAGTTGTTTGTGTAGAACTATTAACATCTAATGTTACACCTGGCGAACCAGTTCCGATACCAACTTTGTCATTACCACCATCAACAAATAACATATTGGCATTGTTATTACTTTCAACTCTAAAGTCTGCATCTAAACTACCTTCGTTAAATATTACTCCTGAAGCTAATCTCATTCTTTCTGAATTTCGACTATAGAATATTTGGTCAACATTAGCAGCTGCATAAAACTCCATGTTTTCACCATTTGTTAATTGTATGTAGGCTTTTTGAGAACCACCATCATAATATCTAACTGTTGCCGCACCAGTAGCATCTTTAATAAGAGATATGCTAGTATTAGTACCACCATCAACTGTTAAATTATGTGTTGGACTTGAAGTCCCGATACCCACCAATCCTGTATTTGTAATACGAAGTCTCTCACTATCAGTTGTGTAAAATTTATGTTCATTTACAACATAACCACTTCTAGTAGTAACATAAGCTAATTGACCATTAGATAGATTATCACTTCTAGTTTCTAATCTATAGTCACTATCCAATCCCATAGTTCTCCAAACTTTTGCATCTGTTCCACCAGATGTATCTTTGTATTGTATTCTTGGAGCATTATTTTTTTCTAAAGATAACAATACGTCTGGAGATGAAGTTCCGATACCAACTTGCTCTGATGAATTAATAGTTATAGCAGTAGAAGTAGCATTGTCATCTATACCAGTAGATGTGAAATTTGTTGCTGTTCCAGAAAATGTTGCACTTGTTAAAGTTTTGTTTGTGAGAGTTTCTGTACCAGTAAGTGTAGGTAAAGGTTTACCACCTGCTGTAGCACCATCATGTACTACAAGAGTATCTTTGTCAGTATCTACAGTTACTTCCCTTACTGCACCTGTGAAAGATGAATGTTGAGATGTTGTTCCACCTCTATGTTGTAGTCTTTTTGCCATGTTATATTTGTCTCCTCATTATATTGTTCCGAAATCTAATTGTAGATTTGTTCCATCAATCGTTCCTATGTTAGTTAAGTTGTTATTTTGTCCATCTAAAGCACCGCCTAATTGCGGTGTACTGTCTTGAACTACGTCTGTTATTCCTCCTGAAGTTATTACTTGCCAAGAAGAACCATCATAATATTTAAATACACTACCAGTCGTATTAAAAGCTAAATCGCCCGCATCTAAACTTGATGTTGGGTCTGATGATGCAACTCTATATCTTTCTCCAAAACTATTAACCCCAGATAAATTTCCTGCTACTGTATTAACATTAGCTATAGAGCCACCAACATTATTTACATTAGCTATTGAACCACCTACAAGATTAACATTTGCAATATCATCAGCGACTTCTTTTACTAGAGAAGTACCAGATGTGCTTGTTACTGCACTTGCAATAGAACCATTATCTTCAATGTGAGAAAAATTATTTGCTAAGTCACTTCCTACTGCTGATACACTTCCAATGTTTGAAGCAACTGTTCCGATATCAGTAGCATCTCCAGCAACAGCGACAACTTCAGTATTAATTCCAGCAACTATATTTACATTTGCAATCGAGCCACCAACATTATTAACATTAGCTATATTGGTAGTTACTGTTCCTATTGTGTTAGCTCCACCTAAATTACTAGCAACTGTATTTACATTGGCGATTGAACCACCAACATTATTTACATTAGCGACTGCTCCTGCAACCGTAGTTACATTTGAAGCAATATTTTCTACTGCTTGAACATCACTAGAAATCCCTGCAACAGTTGTAACGTCTGAAGATACACCTGCTACTGTAGAAATATTTGAGTTGTTACCTGCAACAGTATTAATGTTTGATGCGTTAGAATTTACTGCATTAATATTTGTGGCATTAGAATTTACTGCTGATACAGCACCAGCAATACCTGCAACCGAAGTTACATTACTTGAAATACCTGCTACTGTAGTAACATTAGCTTTAATATTTTCGACTTGGGCTACATCACTAGCAATGTTTGCTACTGCTGTAACGTCACCTGAAATTCCTGCTACTGTTGTAACATTGACATTGTTACCTGCTACTGTTGTAATATTTGCATTTATACCTGCTAGTGTGCTTATGTTAGAAGATACACCTGCTACTGTAGTTACGTTAGCATTGTTTCCTGCAACTGTTGTTACGTTAGCTGAGATACCTGCAACTGTATTTACGTTAGCAATATTATTTCCAACATTATTTACGTTAGTAATTGCACCACCTACTACTTCAATTTCTGAACTAGTTTCATTTAAGTCATCAGCTACAGTTTCTACTTCTGAAACTGCTTCTGCTAAATCGTTAGCTACTGCAATAACTTTAGAAATATCTGTAGCAACAGTATTTACTGAACCAATGTTGGTAGCTACTGTATTAATATTTGTAGCATTAGATACTGCTGAGTTAATATTAGTAGCATTACTATTTACAGCGTTAATATTAGCTATGTTAGCGTTTACTGTAGTTAAAGCTGTTTTGTTAGCAGTAGTTAAAAAAGTGTTTTCTAAATAATTTTTAGTAGCTACATCTTGTGCTGACGTTGGGTCAGCAACATTAGTAATTCTTTTTGAATTAGCGTCCCATTGATCTGTAGAGTTACTTAAAGAAATATTGTTAGTTGTAATATCAATAGCCTCCTGTGCCATAAAGAAAGCTTGGTTTCCATCTTGGTCAAGAGATGCCTCTGTAAGAGTAGATCCATCTTGATAATCTACAAGTCTAGCATTTCTATTTGAAGACCTAGTAATTTTAATTACTTCACCATTTGCAGGAGCTGATCCAAACGAAATAGTAGATGAATTAGAAAAAGTATAATGTGTAGTTAATGTTTTTGTAACACCATTTATAGTTACAATTACATCAGTAGTTGTAATGTAAGGAAAGGTTACACTATAAGAAGTAGTGCTACCATTACCTGTGTATGTATCTATTGCAAATGTTGACATATTTTATTTGTTTTTCCTGTTTGTTAATATAGTTGTCGTTTACTCTTGTCTGGTAAACCTGAGTTATCTCTTAAAAAGTTTAACATTTGATTTACTCCATATAAGTTTTGATATGGAAATAATCTCATTATTCTATTTAAATCTTGTTTACTAAAATCATAGTCGGATCTAAAACCCGCTCTTAATCCATTACCTGCAACTTTTAATAATTTTTTCATTAAATCAGTTGTAGGATTTCCATTAACTAAATCAGTTTCCATTCCAGATGATCTAGTGTTAAATCTATTTTCTGGCGATATTACACCCGTCATCATATCAATATAAGGAGGCATCATAGAAGACCAACCTGCTCTTTGAAAAGCGGCTATAGCTATTTTATTATATTCACCTTTTGATCCAAGTTTCTTTTTTAAGTAAGCTTTCTTTTCTTTTTCAGACATACCGATTGCATTGAAATTAGCCTGTGCTACGTAAGCTAATCCACCTAGCATTATAGTATTCATAAACATAGCAAAAGTAGTAAGATCACCCATAGCTACATTATGTAAAAATTGTTTACCCCAAGCAGTCATAATAAATTGTCTAAACTGACCCATTGTTTTACCTAGAGCTCTATCTGAGAAAAACCTACTTGTATCTCCAATTAAATTATATTGTACTGTTCTTTTAGTATATCTGTTTACTGCTATAGCAAATCTTCTAACTAAATTTTGATCTTTAAAATTAACAAAATCAAATTGGATTACTCTACGACCTAAGTAGTTTTTATAAGAAATTACATTTTTACCTTCTGTAAATTCTTTTGCTAATGCTACTAATTCTTTATCTTCTAAACCTAATACTCTGTATCTGTTTAGTTTACCTTTTTTTATATTTTCTAAAACTTTACCACCTTTAGAAACATCTATTAAATTTTCTGCAAGATCATTAACAAAAGTTCTCATATTTAATTTTCTATTACCACGATCTACATGAATTAAAAAAGACATATATCCCGTACCTTTTTCTAAAGCGTTTGCCGCACCTTTAGATAAAATTCCTGTTTGCTCAGTACCTACAGCTTGAGCTCCTCTATCTAGTATTTCATTTGATTGAACTATTTTATAAAGTTGTTCATCACCATTACCCGCACCAATAACAGACATATCTTTTAACATTGTGTCTGGTAATTTACCCTGCTGTCCGTTTTCAATTATTTGTCTAAAAGGTTTAATTTCATTAAGTAAATGTCTAAGACCTGTGTTTGAAACTCCAATTCCAAATTCTGGTATCTGAGCTATACCTACTTGGTTCAATACTCTAATAAAATTAAATCTTCTTAAATCTCTTAACCAAGCATTAGCACCTGTAGATGGATCTCCAATTTCTGTTGAACGACCCATTAAATTATTAAATATACTTTCGATAGTAGCTATTTCTTCATCTCTAGCTAAAGCATCTCTTACATTACCTTTATTAACAAACTTTCTCCAACCAGAAACTGTAGTGTCAATATTATATGTTTTATTAATATCGTTTATAAGCTCATTCTTAGTTTTTAACCATTGATCTCTACTTTTAATTCCATTTACTTTAGCTAAAGAATACCAACCTGACATTTCTTGAGTATAAGAGTGCCATAATAAGTCAGCATCGTTTTCTAATAATTCATCAAATCTTAATACTCCTTTACCTGGAATTGTCATTTCAAAGTTAGGATCAAGTCTAATTCTTTGTTCAAATCTACCAGAAGTTTTTAAACTTAACTGCGGTTTTAAACCATTGAATAAATCATCTTTTTGTATATCTGAAAGATCTTGAAAAACATCATCTATGTATGCTTTTAATTTTAAAGGATCTTTAATTCTAACAAGTTGCTCAATATCAAAACCACCAAACTTTTTATTATACTTTAATGCCTTAACATAATATTTTGCTAATTGTCTTGCTTTAGTTAATGGTATTTTAACATCTTCAATTTCACCTGTTTTTTGGTTTTTTCCTTTAACAGTTGTAGTTTTATCAATTTCTTTTGTTTTAGGACTATCGTATCTATTTAAAAGTTTTTGACGACTCATTATAGAACCTGTTACAACTTCTTCAAGATCCTCGTCTGTAAATCCTTTTGCAATTGTTTTTTCATATCCTTCAAAAGATAATTTTTGAGGTAAGTAGTATCTTCCTGTAAATGCAGATAAATCTTCCGCACCTTCAACGCCTACTCCTTCTTTTTTTCCTAAACTTTTATCCCAATAAGAATATCCGTCAGCGTAAGCCTCAACTCCTTTTCTTATATCTGGATCATTTACAAGTTTTTCTTCTCTTACTGACAGCTTTGCTTTATCACCTTTTGCTAGAGCTCTAGTTGCAACAGCAACTTCGTACATATATTGACCTTTTAAATCAAAATTAAAAAAACCTTTAATGTTTTTAGTTATAGTTCCACCATAACCTCTTTTAGTTAGATACCCTTTCATGGCACCTTCTAAACCTTCACCTTTGTTTGCCGCTGTATATACTTTAGCGTGTGCCGCGTTAAATACTAAATCTCTTGTAATGTCAGTAGTTTCTCCTTGAGAAACAAACTCTCTACCAATTTTTTTCTTATCACCCTTTTTGCCCCAACCAATATATTCTTCTAAAGTTTGAAAACCAAAGGCTTTTACTTTTTTGGATTTACTAGATCCTAAAGTACCTGATCTACTTGTTGTAAAACCTGCAAATGGAAGATTCCTTAACACAGGAAACATAATTTCTTTATCTTCAACTAAATCAGTATCAATTAATTCTTTTTGTAATTTTTTATTATCTTTTGTGTGTTTAACATTTTTAAATACCGTAGCGTTTGCTTTAGGTGTTGGTGTTAAACCATTTTCTACGAGGTCAGTTTTCTGCATAGCAACAGCTACATTTTTTAAGTTTTTAGCTGTTAAAGCGGAGATACTCCCTCCAAGAGTACCACCTAAAGCTGACGCTATAATCACATCATTTAACCCCATAGTTGGATTGTTGTAAGCCACAGGGCTATAAAGAGCACCTTCCGCAGAACCATAGGCTAATGCTGTTTTAACAAAATGCTCTCTCCTACTTAATCCTGTAAGGAATTGAGTACCTTTCATTACTTTATTTAAGGCTCCATATCCTGTTAAATTTACAGGATCTAAAATTAATGCTCCTATAGATAAAGCCGTTCCTGTCCAACCTAGACCAGATAATATCTCTGCATTTTTTTGATGCCTCTGTGCTTTACCTGCTAAAAATTCTAAATGTAAAGGATTAATGGCTCTTAATACTCCTTCTCTAAATTCAATATTAAGACCGTAGTCCTTAATTATTTTTTCAAATTCTTCTTTATTATTTTCATAACTATAACCATTTTGAGCAACAAATTTCGGGCCAAAGAATATATCAAAAGTATTAGCAAAAATATTATTCTCTCTTAGTGCGGCTTTAGTTCCGTTATAGAATGTAATATCTTCTTCAATAAACTTTTGGTATTCACTATTGTTATAAGCAGTATCTAAAAACAAACCTCTACTTACATCAGGTAGTTCTGAAAATAAGTTTTTCTGTTTAGTAGTATCAGTTGGTATAAACTTTTTTAATTTATTTCCTGATTTAATTTTTTTTTCCAATTCTAAATAGTCTGCTTCTTTATTTCTTCTAGTATTAAACTCATCTCCGAAGTTTCTTAAGTTAGCTAACGCATCGTCCCAGTCTCCATTAGCGGCTTGCTTTATGAAATTCATATCGGTACCATCTGATCTAGTAAAAGAAGTACCGTGTTGAAAACCAACAGAAGCTAAAACTGTTTGCTGTGCTTGTGTTAATTCTTCAAATGGTTTTACAGGATTGTGTTTGTTGTAGGTGTTTACAACTTGATTTGCGTACCATTGTTTACTAGCTGTATCTATTTCTTTTACTTGACTATCATTCAATTGTAAATTTGGTGCTACTTCTTCT